CCAATCAAAGGCTTCCTTTACTACATTAATTGAAAGTCCCTTATATTTTTGATGTAAAATCTTATCCTTCGCAGCAATAAGAACATCAGCTTCGTCTGGATGTAGCCCCTCTAGCATCTGTACAAACATAATTTCACGCTTGTTTTGTGATATTTTAGAATTGCCTCCCTCAATAAAATGGTAAAGCCTTCTCACTTCATAAGATAGAACATTATGCTCCGTTCCTTCTGGAGCTTCATTTTGAATATATGGAACCTCGCCATAAGGCAAAGCCCATTTAATCTTTGGGTCAAAAGAAGATTTGATTATTTGTCTGAGAGCATCAGTATTATTTTCTCTCAAATATGAAACCTTATCTTTCTTGGATTTTATTTTACCTAACTTTTGTAAGACTTCTGAAAGTAGCGGGGTGTAACTGGTATAAGCCATTAGAGTTCTCCTTTAAAATTCGCTTATCGATTCAGTGAGGGTTTTAAGCCTCTTTTGTATAAAATAATTTAATAATTTGCTGCGATCACCATATAAAGAAGAGCGATATGTCTCTAATATTTCATCATAAAGTTTAGAGGGAATATATGTAAGATCAATCAACTTTTGATTTCGTTGATAATTTCTTTTAATCTCACCATTTGGAGCAACATCATCAAAGTCATGATCCACCCATGAAGCAATTTTATTCTTACTCAATGGCCGCTGTCGCAAACCATCAACAAATGTATTATCCGGCGAAAGAACATTAGGAACCCCATCGCTAGAATCTCCTCTGAAAACATGCTCTTTAAGATATCCAACAGGATTAGCACCATTCACCATTTTTTTGGTGATGGGACTATACTGCTTGACATTTGGGAATTTTTGTAATTGAATAAAATCCTTGTCACCAGATAAGATTATAATTTCTTCATTATATTCTGAACAAATTGTAGCAATAATATCGTCAGCTTCAGCACCATACACCTCTAAGAATTTATAGGGCATGTTGGTTCTGATTTCTTCCTTAATAGTATTTAGACATTCAAAAATAGCGTCCCAATCCTGAGAGGACTTTTCTCTACCTTTCCTCCGATTTGCTTTATAATTTGGGAAAAAATCACGCCGCCAATAGTGCCTAGAATCATAGCATAAAACGAGCTCACCAAATTCAGAAGAAAATCTTGTGCGATACATGCGTAAAGAATTAAGAATCATGTGCCGAACCATATTATCGTCAGGAATTATTTTTTTACTTATATGCAAATGCATCATTACACTTGCCACAGATATCTGATTCATATCAACTAATATAATTGTCTTATCCTCTTATGCCATTTCTGGACCATTATTATCTTCTTCTCTTATTTTATATATAACTGATTTAAGATCATCAATATCAAAATCAGAGCTGAATATTATTTCAAACAAAATATCCATTATTTCAGTTATATCAGTATTTAATGACATTTCTTTTAATAAAGTTGCCCGGACCATTTCTATTATGAAACTAATATTTTTTACAAATGATTCTTTTTCTACATCAATTTTATTCTCTTTTATAGTATATATCATCTGTATTATTATCTTCCCTACAAGATCATCAATAAAGTCAATAGTTTCCTGTAACTCAATAACACTTTTGTCAGGCAATTTTATCTTGTTTTTTAATTCCTTCCACGGGCCTTGAATTATTTCAGCGCTTTTCTTCTCGTTTTCTTCTGACATTTTGCATTTCCCTATCTTCCTCTAACATTTCTTGTGTATATACGCAACCCATATCAGGATAATATACATCAATACTTCGTTTTACTTCGCCTTTTCTGGGTCCGTACCAATAATAACCTAAAGCAACAGATCGATATTTTGTTTTATGTTCTTGTTTTTTGCCATAAAAGCAAGAAATCCAATCTCCAGTTTTAAGATATTTTTGCATTTCCTTTACATATCCTTGATGATCAGCAAGTTTAGCTTTTGCGCCCTTTATATTTGCACGAACAGAAGCTCGTTCAGCTGAGATATATTCTTTTTGTGTATTAATCCATTCTTTGACTTTTTTGGGACTTATTTTATGGTCATCAGGCAAATTGCGTATTGACTCATGAATATTACCTTGTCCATAAGTGGGGTCTTTCTTTGTACGAGCAGCTCTTACTTTTTCAAGCCGCTTTGCAGATGCTTGACGTTGATCTTCCGTCATAGGTTTACGCTTTTTTCGTTTCTTAGGCGCTTGCCATGTACTATTATCAGTCTCAACAACTATTTTACGTTTTACCACAATCTTCACTTTCTCATTTGTATAGATGGACATTTAATTGAACCAAAAGAACAAAATACACAACAATCTCCCATTAATGGTGTTAATAAGATTTCACATCCTTGGCAGTTATAAAAATAAAGACAAGAATTAGTTGGCATTTTTTCAATTTTTTTATACCCACATTTCGGGCAAGTAATTTCTGACTTAAAAACCATACTCTTCAAGTCTTTTTTCATTTTCTTTTTGTGCCCGACGCCTGCCAGCTGCTTTGGCCAGCCTACGTTTTTCGCCTTTGGATATATAATATTCTCTTTTTCTTAACTCATTAAAGAAACCATCATCTTGTAACTTATTTTTTAAAATGCTAATAGCCTTATCCACATTATTATTACGAACTTCAACTCTCATTTAATAACACCTTCCATAACGAGAACAACGATATGCTTTTTGTTCAGCGAATCTTTGAGATTCCCGCCGACGATCAGCAAAGCCTCGCTCACATGAACTACGAACCCCATCATTTCTAATATGGCTGCATTGGTTATATGTTACTATAGGCGCAGCATTCGGCACGGGAACTCCTCTATAAACAATTGTGGGAGGCCGATCCATATTTTGGCCGACAGCATTACCCGCTATCGCACCCACTAACACACCCAATCCGGTAGCCAGCAGATTTCCTGTTCCGCTTCCAATTTGACTTCCTAACAAACCACCGGCTGCACCACCAATCAAAGTGCCTCCATGTTGGTTTGTTGTAAGGCAACCAGATAATGCAATTGCGCTGATTGCAACTATTAGTACTTTTTTCATTTGATTTTCTCCATATGCCCAAATATTACATTAACTCTAGCAGCACCGATAGCGTCGAAAGAGTCAAGAAAAAAATTATAAATTTGTGGGGATAAAGTAATAAGAATCATGCCAACAATCATCCCCATTAAAAACTTAAACACGCTTATATGCATCTCGTAAAGTTTTAGCAACAATTTCAGAAATCGGCACTAACTCTATTTCACCATTTTTATCTTCTTCGGTTCTAATAAAACCTTCATTATCCAATTTTGATATAAGCTCACTTACTACATCTTCAACCAAAGTTTTTCGGAGCCAATATCTACCAGCCCAATAGGCCGCAAAAATAGGTAAAAAAGCAATAATCGTGTGTAAATATACATCCATTTTCAATCTTTCTAATTTGATTATATTTATATTATACTACAAAAAACAATCTTTGTCAAGGATTATTTATAAGAAAGTCAATTATAATTGGTTTATAAACCATTCCAAATACAAATCTTCATTTAATATTTCATAGCTATTACAGTTTCCATATGTTTTAATGTGGGTATATACTCTCCTTGGCGCATATTTTTCAATCATTGCTTTCCAAAACCCAATTGGTTCCACTGTACAATGAGCATTTTCACCACTAGGAAGAACTGCGATTGCCGGCCGGGTACATATTGCAAGAAATACAAACCGCTCTGCTCTTGAGAAAATCTGATTAAATGTTTCGGGGAGCTGCTCTTTTGGAATATGCTCCATTACATCAGTGGAATATACACCATCAAAGGGGCCTGAAGGCAAAATATCATGTTCAGGAACAGCTGGATCATATAGTGCCGGCATTACGCCCAAATCCTTATGATGATTCCATTTAGTATATTGAAGCCCTTTGCCGCAACCATAATCCAAAAGAGATTTAGATTTAGTATCCTTTACCAAAGTTTGAATATGATGTAGTTGTGGCTTTAGATTGTTGCCAGGATAATTAGTATTTTCCTCAACATGATATTGTTTATATTGTTCAATCCACCAATTTGTCATTTTTCTTATACAGCCCCACAAAATATTCAGCATCAACCAAAACCAAGGGCTTTGTGTGATTGCGTTTCAAGAATACAATTGGCTCATAATCTCCAGAATTTTCTTTTGCTTGTTCATATGATTTCCATATATTAACTGATTGCTGACATTTGCATTCTATGCTCAGAGGGAACAAAGCTCTAGCAGTTCGAGCCATCATGATATCTTCTCCAGCTGCACCCATAGAACGACTTTCAATATCTTCTGGATGAATATCTAAACTTTCTATTAGAAGATCACGCACCCATTGTTGAAACTTTCGGCCTTTCTGTTTAGCTGATTGAGGCTTCATTGTTCAAGTCTTTTTTTAGCCATTATTTCTGCAACTAAATTAGTAGGCATATTGTTTTTTCTCGCATCAATAAGACATTGCATAGTTCTGTCGTAAATTCCATCAAGAATATTTGCAACATGAAAATCTGTGGGAATATTACCTAAATCCTTACCCGAATCTATTACTCCGCCGGCATTAACAATAAAATCCGGTACACTAATAATATTTTTATCTTTTAACGCATATCCTATCATTGAAGTACTTAATTGATTATTTGCACCTCCACATAAAATCTTACAGTTTAATTTCTCAACTGTTTCCTTATTAATTACAGCACCCAAAGCACAGGGAGCTAAAATATCACATTCCACCTCTAAAATTTTATCTGTATTTACAACATGTGCATCCAATTTGTTTGCAACTTCATAACATTTATCATCATCTAAATCTGCAACAGTTAATATAGCACCCTTCTCACACAACATCTCAGCAAGGTTATAACCAACATGACCCAAGCCTTGTATTGCAATATGTATGTCCCTAAAACAGTGAAGATTTTTAGCAAAATCATTTCTTAGGAATGTCAATGCAGCTTGCATCCCTCGAACAACTCCTAATGATGTTGCTGGACTTGGATCAAAATCTAAGAAAACAACATGCTTTGTTTCTTCTCTAATAATTACCATATCATTTGGTTCGCTGCCAACATCATCGGCTGTAATATATTTACCTCCCAAATACTCTACTACCTTACCAAATTCTCTTAATAATTCTGGTGTCTTTTTGGTGTTCCTCAAATTAATAACAGCTTTACCGCCACCGAAATCTAATTCAGCTAAACTATTTTTATATGTCATACCCTTTGCGAGTCTTAGTACATCTTCTATTGCATCATGACTTTTCTTATATTTCCAAAATCTAGCACCGCCTAGAGCTGGACCTAACTCTGTAGAATGTATTGCAATATAACAATCTAATCCAGAAGATTCTTCTGTTGCATGAATAACTTTTTCATATCCGTCTATGTTTATTTCTTTAATCATAATTTAGTATCCTATCTAATTTCACATTATCTTCATACCATAAACGACAATTACAATCATCACAATCACATTCAGAGCAAATTTTAATATCACAGTGACAAAGATGGTTACAATGAATACATCTCATTATTTCTTTTTTAATAGTTTTTATATTATACATTTCTTTATTAAAAATCCTTTATTTAATTTACCAACCCATCATTATTTTTGTTTCTTCTGATACATTATCCATAGTAAATGGTGGATCAAATGTAGTTATAACATTAACAATATGAACACCTTCAATTTGACCTGCTTGTCTTATATCACTAACAATTTGATCAGCAAATGGGCAAAAAGCACTTGTTAATGTGTGAATAATATCCACAGAACCTTCTTTTTCTTCTATAAAAATATCATATATTAGCCCCAAATCATATACATTTATACTGATTTCTGGATCATAAACTTCTCGAAGATTAGCAATTATATTATCTTTATCAATTTTCATAATATTATGCCAAAAAAAATATTATCCGTATATATATAAAGTAAGAGTTACAGCTAACACAATCCATAAAATAACACCAACACCAATAATACCTATTATTACTTCAAAAAGTTTTCTAAATTCATCTTTTGTCATTCTCATTTTACCATTTATCAACCATTTTTTTAGCAACATATAGAGCTGCAACAATTATAAAAATTATTCCAATATCAACACCCCAACCATATCCTAATGTTAAACTTACTCCATCAATACTTATTCCATCTGGCTTATGTTCTACAATTGTTTGCCTAATATCTACACTATTGGTTCCTTCACCAATATTTATAGTTTTATTCATTAGAAATATTCTCCAAAAATTACATTAATGTGATCAATTGCATCATCCATTTCTTTGAATATCATACTAGAATGTTTCATCAACGGATGATTACAAACAAAATCATCATCAGTAATAATCCACACAGGCTTCTGTAACATATATCCCCAAGCAATCTCAAAAGTAGTTCCATAAGAAGGCCGGCGTTCATTAATTTTTTTTGGAAGCATTGCAAGAATCCCATCGCACCTTTTAATATCCATAAAATTTTTAATGATAATGCGTTTTGCTTTTTCCGAATTCATCTCACCAACTTCTTCAGCACGATAGGGATTAATGCCTTTGATACCGTCAAGAAAATCATCTTTGGCTTTATTTCTCCAATCGTTAATTTCATTATTGTCGCAGCCTTCAATCGGTCCGGCAAGGTAAATGTTAATCATAATAATCCTCTTCTTCTACTAACCATTCAATATTATCTTCAAACTCTTCATTTTGTGAAAACTCTTCACTACAAAATGGGCAATACTTTATTGTATAAAATCGTTTTTCCATAGAATGTTTTAATTGAAACTCCGCTTCACACAATTCACATACCAATAGCAGCATTATAAACCAATTTCTGTCACATCAGCAACTGTTTGTGGTATCGGTGAAACTAAATCTACTACTTCACATATACCAGCTGAACATGCAAATTCTTGGCTTCCTGATGTCATATCTGTTTTTTCATATTCTGATAACATAGACCAATCAATATTCTTTGGCATAAGACTAAGAAGCTTGTCATATTCTTCTTCTCTAATATCTTGATACGGTGCTTGTTTGTATATATGTTCTGAAAACGGAAGAAAACTAACTCCACTCATAACGTCAAAATGCTTATAAACCCATGCGCCGACATCTAACCACTCTTCTTCTCTAACAGAAATTGTTACAGAAGGCTTGTGCTCGCACCAATGGTTTTGATAAATTAACCATAATTCTAATTGATCAATAGCACTCATATCATTACGAAAGATAGATGATTTATCAGCCCTCATAGGAAAAGAAAACACAGAAGTATGGCTTGGATTCATTACATCATCTTCTACAGGAAATCCAATTTCTGTCATCATCTTTGTAAGCGGGTCTTTCTTATCTCCTCGCACCGTTCTAATATAGTAAGGATTATGACGAGCATGAATACCAGATGCAGCATTAACTAGCTGACTGACCGTCCCAGAGGGTTTAACGCACGTTATAGCGACACTTTGGTTGATCCCTATCTTTTTCGCAAACTCTGCATTGATTTTTACTGCTTCTTCTTGCAACTCCTCTAGCAATTTTGAGAGAGCATTAAACTTTACTTCTTTACCGTTAGATAACTGTTTGCCATTGGTTAAATTACAATCCATAATGCCTGTAAGAGATACACCCAAAAGACGTTCCTCTTCACAGTTCTTTTTCCAAACGGAGCTGATATATTTAAAATTGACAAGTGTAGATTGAAAAGTTCCCAAGATTGTAGCAAGTCGAACTTTCTTTAAAAGCGATTCTTTTGTGTCTGTTGGCCGAACCACAACTTCTGATAAATTACAAAATCCACGATTACGAAGAATAATCTCAGAACATGGATTTGTTCCGAAATCATAATCTTCTGTATTTCTCCTACCAGATTTCTCTGATATTTTAACCGCACTTGCACGATTAAAAATCCCACGCTCGCCAGATTTAGATTCATAAAGGGATTTCCATTCATCCATAAAAACACCTATATCTGGTTTCTCTGTATAGCAAGCAGAATTATTTGCAAGGGCTCGCTGAGGATTATCAACCCACCATTGACCATGTTTAGCTGCGCGCATACGATCATCAGATAAATTAGATAAACTGATTAAAGCAGAACGCCGAACGCCGCCGACAACCACAATCTCAGCAATTTTACATACTATATCATGGCATTCAATTGAAGAAAGTTTGCGACCATAGGCATTTCTGAACATATTGACTGTAAAATTGAATAAGGCTTCCAAAGGTTCTGGCCCGCTCGCCCGACCACCAAATGTTTTTAATGGCGCTCCTGCTGGTCGAACTTTAGATAAATTCCAGCGTGGGATTTGCCCAACATACAGCATACCAACCAACTCTTTAAAGGCCTTTGCCCAACCTAGCTTACTGTCAACAACATTAATTGTTGTTTCTGTTTCATGGAAATCCTCAGCAATTATTGGCAATTGAGAAACATATTGTCGCTCCACAGAAAACCCCACGCCCGTACCATTCATCAAAATATAAAGAATTTCATCAAAGGCCTGAACACGATCAATGGCAAGATAAGAACAATTATACCCAGCAATATTTTCACGCTTGAGCGCTTCACCAGCAGTCATAAGACATCGCATAGAAGGCATAACAGCAGTTGTTAATATTGCTTCTTCTAATTCTTCTCGTAAGGACTTAGACATTTTGTAATTATGAGAGTCTTTAAGATGTTCAATGAAAAAATCAAAATACCTTGCAACAGTTTCACTCCAAGTTTCTCTTCGCTCCTTATCAGGCAACCATCTTGAGTATCTTGAAAGGTGAATAAATTCTTGATATGATGTTGGAAGATAATTGTTAGCCATTAGTTTTTCTCCATGTTGTAAATCTTAACTTGGCGACTGCGCCTGAAAAGGTGAATTGTTTAATTTGATTTTTTATGTCATGCCTGGTATATCCAGCCACAATCATGTCATTAATATCTTTATGTGAATTATATTCTGGCCATAAGCACACATTCCGGCCAAGCTCAATAATCTTTTTTATCTCTCTACACAGTTCTTTATTTCTTGGCTCATTATCAAAAATTATTGTAATTTCATCATTCTCTATTAATCGCCCCCCAATCATAAGAGGTTTATCAAACGATGATCCAGCCACTGCAATACAATTATCTAAAAACAAACTATCAAGCGGACCCTCTACCACATATATGTGTTTATTTTTAGTTACACGATCCAGGCCAAAAATCTTTGCTTTGTCATTTTGGTTGCTCCTTTCCAAAGGATCGGCCTTGATACGCAAATATTTCTCCTTGTTCATCTCGAAACGGTATTAACAACCTTGGATGATCACCATCCAAGGAAGGGAATTTATTTGGTATTAGAGTGTTCGTGAATTTATAAAATGACTCGCATAGATATAAATCAGAGAATGATTCGGGTGGTATAAGTCTTTTTTGTATAAATCTTCGTGCCGGGTGATCTGAGGATAAGTCTGAAATTGACTTGAGATTTTTAAGAATATCTTTTTTACGAAAGACAGGAACATTGAATTTAAACTCCGGCTCATTTTTAATTTTAGGATAAGAGATTACTACACTTGGTAGATTGCTCTTTTCCTTTTTAAAGGGCTTACCTTTTTCATTCCAATAAGGATTAAAAGTCTTAACCCCTTTTTTGTATCGTTCAAATATATAGTCTTTATGAATTTTAAAGTCTATATGCTTGATGAGATTGCCCAAGGTTGTTCCTACGCCGCAATTATGACATTTGTAGAATAGGTCATTTTTCTTGCGATATACGAATCCTCTAGCCTTTGTGCGAGATTTCTGTGAATCGCCGCAATATGGGCAACGAAAATTCCAAAGAAAGTCGCCTTTCTTCTTGAATTGTTGTAATTGTGAGGATATAAGATTTACAAATTTTACATCAATATACGAATTCATTATACCATAATATACTATTTTAACAGAAAAGTCAAGAACTAAATGAAATAAATTTGTTTAATTAAA